GAAAGTAAAATGAAAAATGCTCTAGTATGGGCAACCAAAGAAGAAAGCGAGGCTAACCTTGGCAAGTAGAGTAATCAACAAGGAGATTGAGCAGGTCGCTATTGACCTGCTCAAGCACCACCCACGCAACGCTAATCAAGGCGATGTGGAAGCCATCAAGAAGAGCTTAGCAGTAAACGGCTGGTACGGCTCTGTGGTGGCTAACCTGACCACAAAGCACATCCTAGCGGGAAATCATAGGGTGATGGCTGCCAAGGCTCTAGGATGGGAAACAGTACCTGTTCAATGGGTTGACGTTACTCCAGAAGAAGAGCTACGCATTCTTGTCGTTGACAACCGGACTACCCGTATCGGGCAAGATGACACAACCAAGATAACCGACATCCTCGCTGAACTTGCAAACACGCCTATCGGCTTGGAAGGTACAGGGTACGGTGCTGCCGACCTTGATGCTTTGATTGATGAGCTGGCTGGTACTGCTGACCCTGCCGAGTTGCTGACCGATCCAGACGAAGTGCCGGAGGAAGTCGAGACACGATGCAAGCCGGGAGACCTTTGGATTCTTGGTAGGCATCGATTGCTTTGCGGTGACAGCACAAAGGCTGATGATGTGGCACGGCTGATGGATGGTGATACTCCATTCTTGATGGTTACAGACCCACCATATGGTGTTGAGTATGACCCCAACTGGCGTAATGAAATGGACAGGCAAAACGGAAAACCCTACGGCGCGTTCGCCGTAGGGTTAGTAACGAATGATGATAAAGCCGATTGGACTGAAACGTGGAAATTATTCCCCGGTGATGTTGCTTACGTGTGGCACGCAGATTCTAAGTCTCCAACTGTAGCAGCAAACCTACAAGCCGCTGGATTTGAACTTAGAAATCTAATCGTTTGGGCAAAAAGTAATTTTTCAATCTCTCGTGGGCATTACCATCATAAACACGAACCATGCTGGTACGTTTTCAGAACAGGTAAAACATCCAAGTTTATTGGCGATAGGTCACAAACAACGCTGTGGCAGATTGACAAACCAATGAAAAGCGAGACTGGACATAGTACTCAAAAACCATTGGAATGTATGGCTATTCCACAAAGGAATCATGAAAGTGAATCCGTATACGATCCATTCCTTGGTTCAGGTACGACCCTTATTGCAGCTGAACAGTTAGGGCGCAATTGTTACGGGATGGAAATCAGCCCTAAATACTGCGATGTGATTATTCAGCGGTGGGAAAACGCTACAGGCAAGAAGGCGGTACTAGATGAAGGGTAAGCCATACAAGTACAACGATGAGGTTGTGACACGCCTTACACAGGCTCTGAGGGCAGGTAATACCAGACGTGCATCATGCGCTTACTCCGGTATTTCCGAAGATACCTTTGCCGTTTGGCTCAAGGACATTCCGGAATTCTCGGACGCTATAGAAAAAGCAGAGGGTGATGCCGAGGTTCGGAACGTCGCTATCATCCAGCGAGCAGCTGACACCACTTGGCAGGCGGCGGCATGGTGGCTTGAGCGTAAGCACAAGGCAGAGTGGAGTAGCAGGGTAGAACAGACCGGGGCAGACGGCTCACCGGTCAAGGTAATCGTGGAGTACGCTGACAAACCATGACAGATATACGGTTTCATGGGGTGAAGCCGACAAGGGCTACGAAGTTTAGTGCTGGGTACGATCTACGCTCACAGCTAGACATCATCATTCCGGCAGGTGCTACCGTAGGCATTGACACGGGTACACTTGCCATCTTTCCACCGCACCTCTGCGCCATGGTTTGCAGTAGGTCAGGGCTTGCCCTGCGTGGTTTGGCTGTTGCCAATGCTCCCGGCATCATTGATGCTGACTACGGAGACACCATCAAGGTTCTACTGCATAACCGTACCCAAGGTGATTGGGTGATTGAGCGCGGTGAGCGTATCGCTCAGGTTGTCTTTGTGCAGTACTACACCGGGGATGATGTACCGCTAGAAGACCGCGTTGGTGGGTTAGGTAGCACGGGTAATGCCTGATATTCGATTGGTTCTCCCTCGACCACATGAAGCACAGCAGGTGATAATGGCACAGGCAAGGCGATACAACGTCCTTGCCTGTGGCTGAGTAGGTCGAAGATTCGGCAAAACAACCCTAGGCGGGAATCTGCTATCCGATCCGGTACTGCGGGACGGTCTACCCTGTGCTTGGTTTGCGCCTACCTACCGCTTGCTTGAGGAAGCGTACAACGACCATAAGAGGATATATGCTCCTGTTATCCGGCGAGCTGTGCAGACACCTGCACCGCGCATTGAGTTGATAACCGGGGCTGCAATTGATTACTGGACTTTGGATGACCCTAGCACCGTTGCCCGTGGTCGTAAGTACAAGCGGGTTATCATTGATGAAGCCGCAATGGCGCGGCACTTAGAGCAAGCCTGGACTGAAGCCATCCGCCCAACGCTCACCGATTACAAGGGGGATGCTTTCTTTCTCAGCACTCCCAAGGGCTCAAATTACTTCAAGTCCCTACACGCCATGGCTGGTGTTGATGATGACTGGATGGCATGGCAGATGCCGACAACGGCTAACCCTTGGATTGATCCGGAGGAGGTAGCCAAGGCGGGAGAGTCACTGCCAAGCATCGCGTTTCGGCAAGAGTATTTGGCTGAGTTTGTCGATGCTGCGGGCGCGAGAATCAAGCGGGAGTGGTTACGCTTTGGTGATGCCCCTGAAGGGTTGCCGGTCTACCTTGGGGTTGACCTTGCAATCAGTACAAAGGCAGAGGCAGACTATACAGCCGTGGTTGCTTTGAGCCGTGGTGAGGATGGCACGATCTACGTGCTGGATGTAAACCGTACCCGTGCGGACTTTGCTTCTGTGTTGCGCTTCATCGAGGCGATGGCAGATAAGTGGAAGCCTACGATGATTGGCATCGAGCAGGTGCAGTATCAGGCGGCAGTTGTGCAAGAGCTTATGAGGCGGACGAAACTGCCTATCCGGGGCATCCGCCCAGACCGTGACAAACTGACGCGATTTGCGCCACTAGAAGCCCGGTACGAGCAAGGGCAGGTCGTACACGTTGAGGGTCTGCCACCTTACTGGCAGGATGAGTTGTTATCCTTTCCCGTTGGTCGGCATGATGACGTGGTTGACGCGATGGCGTACGCTTGGCAGGTGATCGGACAGCGCAAAGGCTGGGGTGCCGTCTGAAATATATCTACCTATATACTTGACGTGTATATACTTACAGTATATATTGTTGACATCAAGCAGGGAGATAGAACAATGGAACTTATTGAGCGATTGGTAGCAGCTGGTGGCAAGGAATGGATCGGCGGAACGAATCACCGAGTTTACTTCAAGCCAGAGCGCATCCTTGGTTTGGAAATCGAAAAGCACAAAACTGGCTCACTCCGCAACGTCACCTTGAACGGCGAGCGCATCAGCAACAGCAAGGCTGGCAAGATTATCAATGCAAAGTTGTACGTCAATGTAACGACCGGTGAAGTGTTCACCGACCTTGAACCAGAGTTTGCTAAGATGGCACGGATTGCAATATCAACAATCTAAACCACCAAGCCACACAGGCCCCCGCAAGGGGGCTTTTTCTTTGTCTGTGGGATACTGAGGGCATGGGTATCTTTGACCGATTCTTGGGGAACAAGGCCGTAGCCAACCCGACACAAGCACTACCGCTCCCGTTGTCTCAATCCAGAGATGTCTACCTAACCGGCTATGGCTCCGGTCAGCTACAAACGCTCCTGCGCCGTGCGCTTCCTGGAAGCACCAAAGACTGGGCAAGAGTAGCGGGAGACCTTGGGCTAAACGGCATCATTGCATCAGCCATTGACTGGTACATCCGGAACTACCCTCAAGCCACCGTGAAGTACTACCGCCCGGTAGACAGCCAGCAAGCGGAACCTGTAGAAGACCACCCGGTAATCGCTCTCATGGCGCAACCTGATCCAATGGTGATGGGTTCGTTGTTTTGGTCTTGGGTTATTCAAGATTACAAGTTATTCGGCAATACCTATCTGCGAAAGATTCGGTCTACTACCCGTGGTGTGGTAACCGCTTTGCAGTTCCTGCCACAAGACATGGTCAGACCTGTCGGTAACGGAATCAACCCGCTAACGCATTATGTCTACACCACGGATGGCAGGTCATTCGACATCCCTGTTAGCGACATCATACACATTCGGTACGGCAGGGAGCCTTCCGACATTCGCTTAGGACGTAGCCCGGTAACCGCTGTCTTGCGGGAGATTGCAACAGACAACACGGCAAGTACCACGGCATGGGGGCTGCTTGCTAATGGGGCTATGCCTAGCCTTATCGTCGGGCCTGATGCTAAAGACCAGACCGTAGACATCTCAATGGACGATGCTAGACAGGTCAAGCGACAACTGCATGAAGACCTGAGCGGAGATGGTTCCGGCGGTATCGTTGTCATGACCGGGGCGTACAAGATGGACAGGGTAAGCCTGACACCGTCTGAGCTTGCTTTGGATTCCGTGAGACGCGTACCTGAAGAGCGTATCTGTTCAGCCCTTGGACTCAACCCAATGGTCTTGGGCCTTGGTGCTGGTCTTGAGCGTTCCACCTACAACAACTTTGAGAGGGCACAGCAGGCAGCATGGGAGGACGGCATGGTTCCCCTCCTACGCGTATTGGCTGATGCCATTACCGCTGACCTCCTGCCAGAGTACCCAGAGACCCAGCAGGGTGACTACATCCAGTATGACCTTGAAGGTGTACGTGCTTTGGCTGATGACCTGTCAGCGGAAGCCGATCGCGCGGAGAAACTCTACAAGGCTGGCATCATTGACCGTGCGGAAGCCAAGCGCATTGCAGGGCTTTAAGCCGTGCCCGAGGACCAGGGAAAC